AAGCGTTCTCATATAAGCCCACAGCGACCTTTTTCCGCATCACGTGGAGATTTATTCCAGTGAACTTAAATCGTGACGTATTTCTCGCCATAGCCTTCCAGATCCTGGGCCTCCAAGAGCTCTATGGGAGCTGTACTGATGCTTACTGTTATACACTCCCAGGGACTTTTCCTTTTTTGTATCCAGGGTTCCCATGTACACATGTTCATCCTCTGTGATACCAAGAGAAGAGATATATTCTCTAACACTTCCCAATGTGATCATACGCCTGTCAACCTCTTATAGAATTTCTTAAATGCTTCCGGGGCAAAGTCTGATGCAGGTCCATTCGGCGGGATCCAGTCCTCGTACCATTTGCCCTTTGCATGCGGATTCTCCTTTGTCTGGAAGTGATATTCCGGATGGAAATATAAGCGGCGGGCATATGGTGTTGTTGACACTATGCTGACTTTTCCCTGGCCGGACTGTGAGTGATCAACAAACGTGCTTTCATTCTGCAGATTTCCTGTATCACGTGGGAATACCTGTGCCTGCACCACTTCTGTATGCAGTGCCTCCGCAGTCAGCTCAAGAGCCTGTGCCTGTGCATCGGTGAGCTGCCGGATCTTCGGAAAGTTCATCTTTATCGTTGAATTGACCTTTATCACAGCAGCATCACCTCCGTATAATTCACAGTCCCATCCGGATTCCGATTCTTCCGGGCTTCCTGGATCTGTCGCTGTACCCCGAACACGATTGCTGTGCCGCCGGATATCGTTGGAAGCTCCGGGCAGATATCCCCGGGGAAAAGTGCGGATCCGGTGATCTGGACCAGCTTCTTTTCCTCTGTGAATATCGTCTTTGCCTTATCCTGATAATTGCACTTGCCGGTATATGTCACCGGCTCCAGGGGCTCTCCATATTTACTCACGCCTTCTCTGGCTATGCTGACCGTGATATCAGTCTGACACAGCCGTTTTGGCACTAAACACGGATATCTCATAAGCTCACCTCGCTAACCGGCAGCACAGGCCTGTCTGCTGCAGCATGGCGTATGTATCCCGCCGCATGGCTACGCCCTTATCGGTGAAAACATTCCAGGCACTGCCGAACTGCATTGACACACCGTTGATGCTGTACGATGACAGGACACTTGCGATCATATCTGCGTTTTCGGTTTCAAAGTCTGCCTGCTGACACACCACTTCCCGGATGATCTCCTGCTGATACTCCGTGAGATTATCAAAGCCTCTTCCTACGATACGGTTAAAGGTCAGGGAATCCACGTGCCTGCTTGCCTGGATAAGGGCTTTTTCCTGATCGTCTTCCGAAATCAGTGTTCCTTTGTATTGGGTTTTGTAATAATCTTCTGATGCGTATGATTTATAAGTCATCCTGCACCTCTTATTTCTTCGCTCTTGCAGACGATGCCTTTTCGGGTGCCTTTTCTTCTTCCAAAGCTGAGAGTTTTTCCTTTAACTCCCTGTTTTCTTCCTGAAGTTTCAGATAATCTTCGTATGGCACCATCTTTCCTTTTCCGCAGGCAATCATCATCCCGTCCTCGAAGATATCATATCCCTGGGACCGGTAATTGTCTTTCTCTGATTCTGTGATCGTATAGACTTTATTCCCTTTTTCTGCCGTCATATCATTCACCCACCTTGTTGACTGCAATACCGCAGGACTTATTCTCGATCAGGAAAGTATCTGTATAATACCGGTTCTGGTATACATACTTATCTGCTGTACGAGAATCGCTGCCCGGGGTAAACAGTTTCATGTATGCGTATTTATCGCGGCTGATCACGCAGGACGGATGTACCAGGATCATGTTGATCTGCTTCGCACCGATCGCAGGCACACACCCCGTTGTGAAATCGTATTTATCCTTGAATCTTGCAGACGGAACTGTTTTGATCATTACATCGTCCAGGCCATGCACCCTGCGGTCGATCACTCCTGCTGCTCCGACTGACATGGTTCTTGTGATGCCATCTGCTTCCTTCAGAAGTTTCTGTACGGCGGACGTAAGATACAGGATACGTCCTTCCTGCGGTACAGAAGCATCATCCATGTCTGCCATCCACTGATCAAAATACTCAAGGATATTCTGTGTTGTAAGTGCTGTAGTATCTACCACTGCGCCTTTGGATTTATATGTTTCTGCCTCTTTTGCCAGTTTAGAAAAACGATAGCTGTCTTTCTCCGGAATTGCCTGTTCCTCTTCAAAGACATTCTGGATATTTGCAATCTCAGTGACAAGGTTAGTCTCGTCAATATCCATCGGATCAATGGCAATCTCAATATCTCTGTCGTGTTCCAGTTTCTTCGGCTCCCAGTCATTAGAAATGGTGCCAGTGTTGAATCCCATGGTGTTTCTGTTGTGATCCTTGTATCCGGATACAGTCAGTCTTGGGATCTTAATTGTCTGCGCGTTCAGGAATTTGATTCCCTGATTGGAGAGAGTCAGGTCATTGGATACCATCTCTCTTGAGTATTTCTGTGCAAGTTCTCTCATAAAAAGTTCTGCATATTCAAATGTTGACATTCCTTTTTACCTCTTTTCTATTTTTTATTTCCAAAAATGGCCGCAAGCTGGTCATTCTGGTTTGTCTGCTGCTGATTGCTTCCAGGCGCTCCGATCTGGAAACCTGACTGCTGCTGTGTCTGTGGTTTCAGTTCTGGAAGAACTTTCAGCACGTTATCCAGAGCTGTTTTTAAGTTTTCCTCACTAATCTTCCCGTCTTTGTCCATTACTTCTGACATGTCTGCCAGTTTCAGCACAAACGGGATCTTTTCCGGATCGATTCCGAGTTTTACTGCCTGTAACATGGCCGCATTATTAAGCTGCGCTTTCTGTGTTGCCTGCTGTGCCTGTGCGAGCTGTGTCTGCATTCCCTCTACATCCGGCTGGTTGGCTGCCTGCTGCTGTTTGTAATCTGCAATGGCCTGTTCCGCCTGTTCTTTAGTAAGGCCCTGCTGCTTGAAATACCCTTTCAGTACAGTGTCTTCCGTAGCGCTCTGCTTTCCGGCTACGATAGTTGCCAGACGGTCATAGTCGAACTGGAAGGACTGCTGTCCACCCTCACTGCCGGCACTTCCGCCGGTACCAGCGCCTCCGGTTCCGCCTGTAGTGCCTTCTCCTGCGCCTCCTTCAGCAAATAACTGGATATTCATAGGGATCCTGCATCTAAATTTCTTATACATGTCTTTATGCTCCTTTACAGTTTTTTCTGTGCTGTCTGCACTTACAGTTTTACGTGTGTCTCACATGGACAGTTGATAACCCGGTGTCTCCGTGTAGTTTTAATCCTTCGGGCATAAAAATAAGGCGTTTCACCCTACGCCTCAACGGGAGATTCCGGATCACCGCCTTCCTGATCTATGATCTCTTTCGCTACTCGGAAATCTACCAGGTATCTGCCTCTTTCTTCTGTTACCTCGTACTCTTCTCCGACTTTTCGGAGTTCCAGATCATTCTCTTTATCATAGAAATCATGGATAACTCTGATCTTCATGTTTCTCACCTCCCCTCCGTTGCGCCGGCGCAATTACAGTTTAAAGCATATGTTCTGAAACTTCTTATAAGCGTCAAAGTATAATTCGTGCTTATCTCCGTTATATGTCAGCTCATAATACATTCCATCCGGCACAGTCGTGCTCAGAAGTGCTTTACTGTTCTGTAATGTCTTACAACTCCATACCACGTACACATCCTGTACAGTGATCTGTTTTCCATCGGTCTTGTCCATGTGTGAATTTGTATATTCAGCTACTTTTGCCTTACAAAGTCTTAAAAATTCTTCGTTTCCCATCCCTTGCCTCCTACGCATGTTCAATTCTCGGAATTCCATACTCAACTGCACACTCGTGCTCAATCTTACAGCCTCTTGCTTTCTGCCAGTCTTTTGCAAAATAGGCGATATCGGCATCAGCTAAAAGCTCCAGAGACTTTCCAAGAAACCACAGTGGTTTCGCTCCTACCGGTGCTGACCGGAAGAAAGAATCAATAACCTCTACAGGTTCTCTCAACAGTTCTTCCGCTGCCTTGACTGCTATCTCGCGCTCTGCAAGAATCTCCTCATCTGTTTTGCTACCCATTGGCTGGCTGATAAATAATTTCTTCATTTCTGGTCCTCTCTTTCTCTAATTAAAATATTGCATTTTCACGAATGTTATTGTAAAATATTCATAAGATATCTGAAATAAGAGTCATTCCTAGTACCCATAATCCGAAAGGATTGTACAAGTGAATGGCTCTTATTTTTTATTTCTTTTATAGACTTTGATGATTTCATCATTTTTGTACAATGCAATCTGATCTATAAACGTCAGATGTGTTGATCTAAATAAATTGTTTATCTGTTGCTCTATCTCTTCATTTTCCAACGGGCACTCTGTTATATCGAAAATAAAGCATCCCGCCTGTCGTTTTTTCTTTTTAACTGCATTATAAAAAACATTTTTACCAGCAGTGCTTATCGTTTTTAAATCCCAGCTTACATTGTCGATTTTAAAGTCTGGCGTTGATATTCCCTGTGGATATACAACTCTGGGAACCATCTGGATTTTCTTTCCATATTTTTCAGCAATATTTTCAGCCACTTTCTTTTCATGAATTGAATAATCCAGTATTACATTCTTACCATCTACTTTATATGTATCTTTTTCGAACGCATATTCTAATAAATCAGACACAATGCCCTTATCTTCATTTTTCCCACACCATGTAGATGTAATATTTTTCCGGAGCCCTCAAAAACTGCTCCTGTCGTTTTTCGTTTATATATTCTATATTGTTCATATCGCCCGTTCTCATCCGGACATGTTTCCACTCTTTTTGTTTCTGTTCATACTTCTCTTGATTCTCCGGATCTAAAGAAAAATCTGCAAGCCTTCCATACTGTTTCACCTGCCGTTCTGCGTACTGCTGCCGGGATTCCTGCTTATTCTTCTTTTTTATCTTTTTGAGCTCTTGCTTTGTGAACTTCCCATCCGGCGGGGTGGATATTCCAGGAAAATAGGTTGTATGACTGTCTCTGCAGCGTGGATGATACAGGCCAGCAGCTATAGCTTCTGACAGCAGCTTATATCCGGTCTCTGAGGCTTCTTTTCTGGTTCCACCGCTCCAGACATCATCGACCATGACTTTCCCTACGAACGGGACACACAGAGGACAGGGACATCCACTGCCGCGCTTATTGATGATCACGGTATGTACTCCCCACTCCTGGCGTTTTACGCCCTCTCCCTGCAGGTAAGCACGTTTACTTGCTGTCCGAATTGCCATATCTGCATAATCCGCAATGGTATGTCTTGCTCCGTTTGCGTACTGAATACAGTTAAGGCCAGCTTTCAGGAAGTCTTTGGTCGCCATGTCAACGGCTGTCTCATATGTTGCAGCACCTGTGTTCGCATATACCTGGGCGTTGTAGATGATCTTCCGGTACTGGTCGTTCGCCATGCGGAGGACTGCTGTCTCTGCCTTTTCCATATCGTCTGTGGTGGCTTTGATCAGTGCTTCCAGCTTCCGGTCATTCAGTTTAAAGAACTCTGCCATGCCGCCTTTCGTGACACGCTTTGCCGGAAAGCCTTTCCGGATTGCTTCCATGATCTTCTTTTCCTGTTCCATCTGGCCTTCTATGTTTGCGGCCGCTATCAGGCCGCTGATCTTGGCATTGATATCTTTAAACTGCTTGCCGTACTTCTTTTTGTTGTCATGCTTATACTTTTCCAGGGACTTCAGCATCTCTGTCTGCCACATGGACCACTGCATCTTTTCATCGGATTCTTCCGCTTTGTGGCGTTTCATGTTCCGGATCATGGATGCCATCAGTTCATTCTCAATAGCTTCAAATGCGGCTCCGATATCATATACATCATTGATCTTCGCCATATCACTTACCTGCTGTTATAGTGGACCTTGAATCCCTGCTGCCTGAACTCCCTCACTGTGGCTTTCAGCTTTGTTACGCTGGCGCAATGGTCATTCCGGAGCTCTGCATAATCACTTTTCTCGATTGCGTACACTCCTATCGGAAGTACCTGCTGCCTGGCCACTTCCAGAAGCTCCCGGTATCTCTTTTTGCTCATCTGGTACATTCTGGGTCCCACTTTTACCTTCATCCGGTTCTCCTCCTGTCACATCCGCACGGAAATCACCCGCAGCCATATTCACTGCCGGTTCTTCCATGTCCTGTATGCCCTGTTCCGCTTTCAGACGGGCGATTTCTTCCTCTTTGCAGTGCTCGTCCAGGCTGTCACCGTAAAGTTCTTCTACGCACCGCTCAATGCTCATGATCCCGCCCTGCTTTGCCTTGGAAACAGTTTCCACCTGACTCTCGAAAGACGGGTTGGCATATTTTTTGAACTTGATGTTCACCTCTACTTCTTCCAGTGTCTCATTGTGGAGAAGATGATAGGCATTGATTGCAGCACTTATCAGTTCCGGAAGTGTTTCCTGGAGAGCTTCGATGATCGCATCCCTGGTATAGAGAGTCGTCTTCTCTTTTTCCCTCTGGGCATCTGCGTTATCAAGCTTTTTCACATCAATACCCAACGTTGAGGGACTGATGATTCCCTGCAGGCACAGATCCAATGCGGTACAGTAGGATGCCAGGTAACTGTCATGGGCTATGGACGGCTGTATCGAAAGGATCTGGTTCTTTCCGTTCTCGTCCATGTTATTGTCACCAACTATAAAGCGGTTATCGAACGCATTTGGCTTCATCAATCCGCCTCCGTTCGGATCTCTCGGGATATAACTCTCCGGGATATAGGTCCTTGTCCTTCCTGCCCTCAGTGCATCCATCCACTGGCTCCATGTCTCATCGAAAGCATCAAAGGCATCCAGTTTTCCATCGAATATGCTGCCGCCCCTGCCTTCAAACTGACTGCTTTCATAAACCTTCAGCGGTACGGCAAGGATCACGCTCTTATTAAATGTCACTGTCCTCATATCAGCTGTTTCATCCAGTGTATTGAGCGGTACCTCTGTCTCTCCTCTGTACAGGTGTGGATCAATGTACCCGTAACCATAGTGTTCATTGAGAACATACTGCCGTTTCCCATCCATATACACTTTTTTGAATATGATCTCTTTCAATCTTCCGCGGTTCAGGACAATCTCGATGTGTTCCCCCGGATACCACTCCAGGATCGGATACTGACTCAGGTCTGTATCAACAGAGATCTTGTATGCTCCATCACCGATGAACAGTGTTTCTTTCAAGGATTTTTCGAACTTCTTCCTGAATTTATTATCTTTCTTGATCTCTCCCCAGAGCTGTTCCTGCTTCGGGCTTGAGAATTCAAACTTTTCCATTCCGGAAACAATGATGCTGTTCAGTACCCGGACGATCAGCGACGGAAGTCCTGTATGGATCTTTCTCATTTCCATTCCCGGTGTACACCTGGAACTCCAGAATTTCTGTTTATCTGCATATTCCGGCATCTGACGGTACATCTGCTCGATCTTGTTCCCATCCGCCGAATACCATATCCTGTTTCTTATAGCATTCAACTCAAAATCCATGGTTTCATCAATCTGTATCGCATACGGGCTGGCCGGTACAATGTTCAGCCATGACCGGATCCCATGCTTTATCGTCTCATTCAATTTCTGCATCCACCCCATTCCTTTATTCCTCCTCAAAGCCTATTCCATTTCTGTATGGAATCCATCCATACTGACTGGCGTTTATCGTGTGGTCGTTCCTGTCTTCCGGAATATCCTTATCCTCGTTCCAGGAATATTTTTCCAACTCTGCTATATGCTCTGTACATTCATCCACAACCAGGTAACAGTCCTGCTGGATCCATCCCAGCTGCAGCTTGATTCTGTCAAGAATCTCGACTTTTTTGTAAGACTCGATGAAATTGTACAGACATCCGTGAAGACGTTTATACTTCCTCAGCTCCGTGATCGTGGCCGCATCTGCACAGTCCACAAACGTATCTTTTGCAAAGCCCCATTCTTTTCTCTGCCTTTCCAGAAATTCTATAAACTTCACTGCCGTGTCTGACGGGGCAAGGGGCTGGTCCAGATCTTTGTTGCTGTATACCTTCTCAGCAAGAGTGATCAGCTTTCTGTCTTCTGTGATCCCCTGGAATATCATTGCGATCGTATCCGGAGACTTAGAGGAATAAGACGTATCCAGGCCGCAGGTGAACTTTTTGAACTTCAGCTTTCCTGCTGCCATCTGGGCTCTCACCCATTTCTCGGATACAACATGCTTCTTTCTGCTGAAATTCGGGAATACCAGGCCTGTAGCTTTTCCTCTCAGTCCCTCGATCTTATTCTTCCAGATCTTTGTTCCTTTCGGTGTGTTCTGTATAATCTGCTTCTTCTTTTCTTCCGAAAGTCCGGCATTATCGTCAAAAGAAAAGAACCAATGTACCCAGCCGGGTTTTGGTTCTTCTTTCAGCTCATCTTTAATTTCCTGCGGCGTATCCTGCTCCCATTCCGGAAGTGGTCTGCTGCAGTTGATATACTCTTTATACACATCCAGGGTAGGATCATCCGGGTTGAGTGTGGCCATGAGGTAATCACAGCGCATGGATGCTTCTCGAACGAAATCAATATCTGCAGTGTTGATCTCATCAATATATAGACATCCATACTGACCGCCAAGGGCTTTCTGCCACTTCTTCTTGTCTCCATATCCCATCACATATATGACTTTATCACCTTTATTGGTGTGAAACAGGATATGTGGTATCTTATCATCCTTTGTGCCGTTTCCGTTGTACTCAGTCAGAATCCCAAAGTCATCAACGATTCCGAGATCTTTATTGATGATATTCTTCTCAGCTGTTCCGGTATCTTTCGCAGCCAGGATATGCAGCTTCTTTGGCGATTCCGCAACCTTGCACATGAATTTGAAAAGCCCGACAGTGGTTTTGCCCGCCGCTGTAGTGCCTTCCAGGAACTCAACCGGGACATTACATCTCAGGAATGCTTTGTATTTCTCTGAAAGTATCAGTCTTTCTGTACTCACTATCCATCACCACGCAACTGCTCCAGGATATCTCCCAGTTTCTTTTTCTCTTCTTCCAGACCGGATACTTCCAGCTTATCCTTAAACATGCCAAGGTGCCGGCCGAGTAGTTCAAGAGCCTTTTCCTTGTCGTTCAGCTTTACCTTAATGCCAAACTTACCTTCTTCAATTCCGGCAAGGACCCTGACCTGCTGTTCATCCAGTTCTGCTGTGTCTTTGATCCTGACACATTCATTCTTTATCTCTGCGTAATCCGTAGCTTTTGCAAATGCGATCGCTGCCAGTTCCTGCAGGACCCTGTCCTGAGTAATCTCTGTACGTTTCTGGCGTTCCTGCATCCGCTCTTGAATATATGCTGCAACCTTAGTATTTCTTAGCAATTTACTGCCATTTACAGCTGCTGCTTCTTCCTTCTTCACAGATGGATACGCTACCCGGTAAGCCCTTGTGGCATTCAGATCAATCAGGTATTCATCTGCAAATATCTTTTGTTTTTCAGTCACTCAGACTCACCTTCTTTCATTTATTTTTATTACAGTCCTGCCGGCACCATAGTGACAGCCGATTGCCGCCACGCCGAAAGGAGGTGCGCTAACACTTACATACAGTGAATCCATGCGTAAAGTATGTATGTGCTGGTGCCGTGCACGCTGTAGGAAAAATTGCATTAGAAAAGCACCCCGAAGGGTGCCTAGTAAATTTATCACTTACTATTGTCGAAATATGTAAATATATGGTAAAATAATTTTGCAACAAACAAATAAGAAAGGAGAAAACCATAAACCATGCACAAATTTTATCGTACCGTTTATAAACGGACAAAATTAGCAACTTAAGCGCCATCTTAAGGGATTTTGGATTTTTCTCTTCATTGTTCATTGTTGCATTCGCGTATACATAGTTGTTTGCCATCCCAAACTGCGTGGGCATCTAAACTTTTCGTTTAGTGTAAGCCCCAAAATAAACACGTAGGAGGAAATCTTATGAAATTCCTAAAGATGGCGCAGGACGCGGATTTTCTCTTATTTCTTCTCGGCATTTTCTGGATGGATATCTCAATGTACATACAGAAAATAATTTCGACTTGCGATTATAGAGTTTTTAGCTTTATATCTGCAGTCATCATATATAAGATTGTTAAAAATAGTTTTTAATTGAGAAGTGTAAGAGATCTAAAAGACCGGACTAGCTACCCGGTCTTTTTCAATTTGTAAATCTTTTCTTGCCTTTCAGTCTGAGTACCACCAGTAATTGAAAGGCAATGTTTTTCATCGCCTTGTTGGAGATGTGTAAAAAAGCCGCCGGCCTTTATGCCTTTGGCTTCTATTGTATTGTATAACGATATTTCCGATATAAACGATATTTTTTACTTAATCTCACATTTTTTCAAATATGTATCCCTAATGTAAAGTCTCGGATAGTCCGGACTCTGGGAATATCCCGTCTTTTCTGCTATCTTCTCCCAGGTCATTCCCTGCTGATAGAATGCCTTAAACACATATCTTGTCTGGCCATCTTCAATGCTCTGGATCCATCGTTCCACTGCTGCCGCCTGTGCCATTTTATGATCGTATGTGTGTTTTCTCCGGTCATATCGTGCCTGGTCGAATCCAACTATGCTCTGTGGTCGCGCAAAGCCTGTGCTGTAATCAAATATCGTACTGTTCCCAAGACCGGCCTCCCCTTGTTTCATTTCAGCCAGTTCCATGCTGAGGACCGGTATTTCCCTCTTTAACTTTCTGTAGTTATCCAGAAGCTTCCTGGTGATCTTGATCTCGCCCACTGGTATCCTCCCCTTTCGATGCTTTTAGCCGGGAACGTTTATGCTCCCGGCTTTCTCTATTTCTTCCATTCTTTTCCTGTTTTTCGATCCCGTATACCTGTAATCTCTAATCCTAACAGGCCTGCCGTATTATTCAGGACACAAAAGGCGTTATAAATGTGTGTCGGCATCCTGCCTGCTGCCCGAACTGCCTTACCGGCTGTCGGATCCGGATAGCCTTCGTTGTTTTTATAGCTCATTTCACACCTTCTTTCATCTCCTCGAGCCTTTCTTCTGCATCCTCCCGTCTGGCAAATACAATCTGCTTGACCTTGCCGGCTTTTATGTAATGCAGTGTGTTTCCTTCCAGGTATGGATAGTGTATCTCTTTCCAGTTTTCTGGGAGAAGATCTGATGCGCCAGGGCAGTGCTGATACAGGATGCAGCTGCTGCACGTCCTGTCTTCGCCTGCCGGCTGTCCTCTGCAGAACTGAATCAATGTGTTGTATGCTGCCAATGCCAGTTCTGGCGTGATGTCCAGTTTCTTTTCATGTTTCTTCATTCTGGGTTTCTCTGTCTCCCGATACCGGTCACAGTGGTCTTCGTCTTCTACAAGGATTCCTCTGCGATTGCAAAGGCCATCATCATTATTGATACAGGTTTTACATGTATTTTCCATTGTTTTCCCCTATCTCTACCGGATCCAGATAGTTCCGGCCGAATATCTCCATAAATTCTTTGTGACTGTGCTGCTTTTCAAATAGTTTCTGTGCTGTCCGCTGTAATTCGTGGCGGATCCGGGCGTTGTTGTGCACTGCTTCCGGACCGTAGATGTGATGGTCATGACACAAGTATACTTTCAGGCCATATTCCTCGGAGTTCTTCCGGTTCGGCCCTCCGAATATATGGTGCTCGTCCAGGATCCTGTGTTCATTCCAGTTGTCATGGAGTGTTACACAGAGATAACAGGTCCTGCTGTTTTTATCGTGAAGGATGCTGGCCGGATGGCACATTCTTTTTTTCTTACTTTTCTGTTTTGGAAATAACATTTCTGCCCCTTTCCGGGGAGGTCAGGGCCTCCCCTTATGTAGTTGTGATATATTTGGATTTTCAAAAACACCCTTTACTCAATCCATGGACGTCCTTTTTTGTCCACTTTTCCACACAGCCATTCTTCCCAGAAGCTGATCTCTCGTAACCTGGAGAATGGTATGCTTCCAAAGGTCCGCATTGCTGCTGCCACGTAATCCGCCCAGCCGTATAATGTGAGCGTTTCAAGATATTCTTTCCGGGTTATTGCTTTTTCCGGAATAGCTTCCGAAATAGTTTCATTGTTTTCCGGTACTGGGTCGGACTTCTGTTCTTCTTTATGGATCCCCGGTACAGAATCTTCTGGTTTCTTCGGGATATCTGGTTCTTGCACCGGTTCCGGCATATATTCCGGATGCTGATCGATACTGTCCTGTCCAGGGATCTGTTCTTCCTGTTGCGCCGGCGCAATCTCTGGTTTTTCCATCACCTTCTCCGCCGAAATATCCTCATGTACATTCCCGATGTTTTTAACGCTATGCTCTGGCATTTTCGGTTCCACAGGTTCTTCCTGCTTCTGGGCTGTTGTCCCCTCGTCCGGCAGTACCCCGAAGCATTTTTCCCAGGTATGGGTCCCTGCATCGTACTCATCGAACAAACTATGCACAACATCAAGGAAATATCGATACGTGATATCCACCGGCGTCTCTCCGAACACCTTGACCATGATCCCTTTTGTTTCCTCGTAAAACATCAAATACACAGTGCCTTTCCGGTAGCTCCTGCTGCCGGACGGGCTGATCATCTCTGCCAGGTCTTTTGGTTCCTTAATTGAGCTGTACACTGCGTTGAGGATATCTTTATTCTCCCTGCAAAACTCCTGTATCGTTGCTTTCAGCTTTTCTTCCGGGCTTTTTGCATCCTTCCAGTCAAGCAGCCGGGCCGGATCTGCTTCATTTTCTTTTTCAAACCTCTGGAATTCTCTGATATCCTCCCTTTTCACTTCCGGCGTGAACATCTGCCGGTCTGCTTCCTGTACCTGCAGGAGTTCGGTCAGCTGCGAAAACTTAAATTCCCGGTACTGTTCTTTCAGTTCCGGTGTATCCCCATCTGCAGAATATGTTTCGTACACGTTCATAAAACGGCTGACACCGGTCCTGGTCATCCCATATTCTGCGGCCGCAAATTCGGCTATGCTGCTGTATCCGTCATTTTTATAAGCACCTGACCGGTCGATCCTGGTCAGTTGCCATCCGATCCGGACAAAACTCTTTACGATACCCCCAAGATTATTTTTGATGTCGTTTTTACTCTGGATGTATTCATCCATGCTCAGCTGTACATATTCCATGCTTTCCTCCTTATGCGGTCACTGACTTTATCTGATCTTTTTCCTTTAATGCTTTTATGTATCTTCTCAGATGCCTTTCTATCCTAATTTCATTTGGCTTTGTATCCCGAATCCCATACCACTGCAGGATCTTTGTCCCGCAGATCTCTATTGTGATATACGGTGTTTCCGGCGCTAACTTTGAACGTAGGAAAAGGATCGTGCTCCGGCCGGTGTTATGCTTATTCAGATAGCTGTCCCCGCCGACGCAATGATGGAGGATCCTTCCTTCTGCAACGATCTCTTCTGCTGATCTTGCCGGCCGTATCAGATAATCCTCGTCTTCGTAAAAATATTGATTTCTCAGACCCCTGTAGTTCTTTCGGATGTCCGGATATTTTTCGCTAACTGCCTGTTCTCTCTTGCGGATCTCTTCCGCATTTGTCTCAACGACCATCTGGTCATGGGCAAGCCTCAGGTCTCTCGGAAAAAGAAAAATCTGGTTATGCAGGTCATACCCCCTCTGTATCCGCATATGCAGATAATCCACATAAGTGCGGGTTACGCCGCTTACAGCACCTGCTGCCCTTCCACACATGGGTTCCTGCATAGTATCAGGAATCTCGCACCCGGAATACTGCTCTATCCTGTGCATGAATTTTGCTACTGTGGTATATTTCAATATTTCTTTCAGATCGTTCTGCCGTACCTGGCTTTCCGCAAGGAATATGCTTTCCTGTACTGTCACGTGAAGTCCCATCCGTTTCTCCATCTGCCACACTTTCAGATAATCAGGGTTTCCCTGCAAGGTCTTCAGATCCCTGAGCCTTCTTTTGTAGATTCCAAGAAAGCATTCCGGCTTTACGGCATCCTTGTCTGCTATGATTCCGCAGTAGCCCGCTACTATGGATTCCGCTATATGATATAATCCCATTTTCACAAACATCTCTATCTGCGGCCATTGGATATATCTTTCGAGGTATTCTTTCAGGTTGTACATGATCTTATGTTTTCCATACATCTCTGCTGCCGAATATCTCAGGAATGTGGTCCGGAGTTCTTTGTAGCTTTCCGGATATATCTTTGCTGCTTTGATCGAAATGTTGTTCATTCCGCACAAATTGCAGTCATCCCAGAATTCTCCGGAGTAAGAACTAAATTTATGATAATCTGTCTGTGGCCTTTTTCCTTTTTCCAGGTAAGTCCTTGCGATCTCAGTTATGATCATCTTTTCGCCTGCGCCTATCATGATCTCTTTTTCATCCAGGAAAGTATCCAGTCTGTATATTTTTTCTATCTCCACATATCTGATCACTGCTCCATCATCCTTATATCTCTGTGCAATAAAGCAGTTCATCCCATGCCCCCATACTCCTTTGGCCTTTCCCTGGGCTTTATACACCCCTGTAGCACCACAATGAGGGCACGTTCCCACCGAATCATGTTGCGGGACCGGGATTATCTTTTCAAACTGTCCCTCGTAGGTGTCTTTGCTTCTGACCGCTGCCTCCGTCACCTGTCCGCATGCAGAGCAGGCTATATCTGCATATCTTCCATGACGCTTGTAGTACAGGAAGTGTTCTGTTCCGATGCCTGTTTTTTTCGCCCAGTCTTCCAGTCCTTTCGGAAGCGGCGGGGTGTTCTGTTCCCGTTCTTTAAGCCTGTCCGCACGTTTGTCTTCCCTTTTCTGGACTCTTTGTGCTTTAATGTTGTAGATCAGGCTCTGCAGGGCACCTACCCAGGTGGTGTATTTCCGTTCCCACGTATCTCCAGTAAACTTCCACACCATATCTCCCTGGGACCTAGCCATATAACACTTGTTATCTCTTTTTTTGCAGTTACTGCCGATCTTTTCCCTTTCTTCATCCAGCCCTGCTGCCGACCAGACGCCTGCATCCGAATAATACAAGCCCCAGTCCTTCTGGGTAAACACCATCCGAATCCACGGGGTCTGCAGCTCCCGTTTTTTGTTTTCGTAAACTTCAACAAACAGATGGCTCTCTCCACGGAGATCCTGGAAAAATGCAACTGCTGTGTTACGATACTGTTTGTCTGCCCTGACACCGCCCCGGAATGGGATCTTTTCTATCTCCTTTTTCTTCATTTCCTGCTGCCTCCCAGATAGTAATCACGGATCAGTTTTTTTGCGGTACCCATGTCCGGATCTCCGAAAGTTACTCTTCCGGCGTTGACTCCTGCAGCCTTTATGATCTCCTTGTCCACAGGTACCTGGTTCTTAAAGGCATACTTCAAGATCTCTGCGATGCACTGCTTCAGGCTCTTTCCTTTCTTGCGGACCTGGTGTGCGACCATCTCATCCTCCATGCAGAGCCCACGGATATACTCCACCCAGTCATTCATCAGACCGGCCAGTTTCAGGGATCCGCATTCCACATCCAGTTTCCCCATGGCGGCCGTCACAGCATCGCAAAGATACGGGATATCGCCGGACTGATACATCTCAACATAGTCTTCCGGGATGCCGTTCTCCTGCGCCATCACTTTCAGGTTCTGGATATCTCCTTCATTCAGCAGATTCTCTGCAAGCTCGTGATCTCCCTGCAGCTGCTCATCTCTCCAAATTTTTCGAACATTTACATCTTCTCCTTTCGTTCACTTTATACAGGCTTTACGAACCTGATCTGCATATTCCTGCAATTTACAGTGATAGCAGTACCAGTCCATTTCTTCCTGTGACAATTTCTCCTGCCTGTGACAGCACAGGCTATCGCAGACATAAGTTTCTAATGTCTCAAGCTGTTCATCTATTTCCTCGCATTTACTTTGTTTCACTTCTTCCTCCCTGTTCAATAATGGTATCCTGACATCTGACACATTACTTTTCGCCCAGTTTGTTTCTCCACTTCTTTTTCGCATCTTCCAGCCGCCATCTGTTCCTGGAGCCAGCCAGAGTAACTGTGTTTATCAGTGTTTGCAGTTATATCCAGTCGGTGTTTTTCTGCCAGCTCCCAGATTTTTTTCCAGAGATCCGCATTTCGGATTAAACTACCTTTGGAATCTTTCCAGTCCGTTTCTGCCATCTCTGAAAGCTTTCTAATATGCGCTGCTACATAAGCATCCTCCGTATGTACGCAGATCCTGCTTGTTTTCGTGATCCTGGATAGTGCAGCCGCAAGGTTCTGAAGGTTTGCACTGTGGTAGGTTCCGGATATATGGCTGAATCCTTCTACAGTCCGGATTGCGCCGGCGCAAATCGTCTCAAGGACATACCCACACCTTCTGTCCATATTCTTTTGTACTTTGCTGTCTGTTTCCAGATATATGTCTACTTTCCACACTCTTCTCACCTCAGATCTGCAGCTTTATGCATGTATAATGCCGGTATGGGAACCCTGTAACCGGATTGATACCCATATGTACGGATTCCGGATCTATGTAATACCCTTTTGGAGCTTTGGGATAAATCATGTGTCCATACTTGTCCACCAGGCTCCTGCGGTTGATCACCTTCTGTTTTGGTTCTTTGCGGATCAGGTTCCTGGAAGGGTGATATCTCTTTACGCCTTCCGGTTCCCATTCTTCCAGCGGCTTGGCAATGTATTCTGCCAGATCCGCAAAGCCCCCGGTGTCATTGACAGAACGGATGTTGATGTGTCCCTTGGTCCACAGCTCCGTAAAAATCATGTCTGTACCTGTGTTCTCTGTCTGGATCCGGTTCACCAGGATATGCACGTGGGGCCCTCCCCGTTTTCCAATCTGCAGGCGGTATATGTATTTCAGTTCTTTTCCTAGCTTCCGGTATCTTTTCCTTACCTTTTTGATCAGGTCCGTTACATCCTTCTTCATCTGTTCCCATGCGGGGCGGTCCCCTTTTCGGTATGTGATCGTCATCCAGTAATCATACTTTCCAAAGTTCCACTTGATCAGTCTTCTCAGGTCCCGCTCTCGCTTCCACTTGTTCTGCCTTTTGATATCCTCCGGAGAAGCTTTCTTCCTCTTCTCTCTCTTCTGTCCTTTGGCTCCATAACGTCCTGTGTGTTTCTCTTCTATCTCCAGGGATTCCCCACAGTCCCATAAGTGCCTTACATACGCACATCTCATATCTTACCTGGTCCTATCTCTAATACTCCTTATCAAGCCTGCAAGGGGACTCACACCCCAAAATAAATACGGGCTTTTCACCCGTGCCGCTTGACTGTTCTCCTCCCAGATGCTATGATGATGTTGAACGTTTACATCTGGGATTTTTCCCTTTGCCAGCACACTGCTATGTGCTGGCATTTTTTATCTTCGTTTCTTATACCCCGTCCCGACCACGGCCACAAACGCCACCTGCCAGAACAACCCTGCCATCAGGAGCATCTCTGCCGGGCTTCTCCACTGCCAGAACGGCAGATTTGCCACCGGGAGGGCTATACACAGGGATATGATCGCATCTCGTTTCATTTCTTGCCTCTTTTCTTATGTTCCTCATCCACCAGAGGGCGGAGCTCTGCAAGTTCCTTCTACCCCACGGATTTTCTTATGTAATAATCATTCACTATCCGGGATACGTTATCTATGATCTTCTGATTGTCTTCCGGAGTGTTGTTCTTGCAGTAGTCGTCGTGGATCCGGATTACTCCTCCGGATCCGTTTTTGATTTCTTTGATAACTGCCATCTGGTTCACCTCCTGTTTTATCGTATGAAGACTGTGTTTGTTGTGTTTATAGAATTTTTACTACTTTGTCGAACGCTTTTTCTTGTGTTTTCGACATTACGCTCCTATTCTGTATATACAGGGTACTGGCACACCCGAGTATTTAAGAAAGGAGGCCAAATTATGAAAACATTCGATACTTTTTATTCTGAATATAGGGATCGTCTAAACAGCTCCGTGCAAGAAATTGCCTCTGAAATGAGTGGCGGTCCTTATAGTCCTTCAGAATTTGCAGGAAAGCTTATTGCCGCAAACCAAATGGTTACTCTTGACACTTTGCGGATGTATCATCAATGGCTTTCCGAACAGTCTGAAGAGTAGTCTCTTTTTCTATTGAAAAACCTTTAATCTCTTTGAAAGCCAATTCCTCTGCCAACGAATTGGCTTTCTCTAACAGTTTCACTAATTTTTTTGCCCTTTTTATTGTTTTATCAGTTTTATCGACTTCAATATTGATTCTGCCGTACTCTTCATAAGGTTTGACTTCTGGATTGAACATTTTCTGTATAGGCCATCCATCAGGCCCTGGAAGGGTTACGGTAACTGGCTTTTCTACTTTCTTTCCATTAACTTCTAATATATCTTTATCGAAATCAATCTTGATTGAACGAATTTCCATCTCAACTCACCTCCTGATCTGACATAAATATTGAATTTCTACTGTTTCTCTCCTATTCTTTTCTTACAGGCACTGCCATGCCGAGTTTATACGAAAGGAGGTATATCCATATGGATACAGCTACAAAAGTAAATATTATTTTAAGTATTTTATCTTTTATCTTGGCTCTCATATCTATCATTACTGTTGTTATTACGCTTCGTCAAAATCACACGATGATAGAAAACGCCACTCGTCCGTACCTTTGCATTTATGGACAATCTATTAACCCTGGATCTCCAGAATTTTATCTTGTGATTAAAAATTTTGGTGCCTCACCTGCAACCGTAACCAAATTTGAATATGATCCTGATTTATCCAATTGTTATGGTTTTTCACCCTGTCGTGATTTTCTATCAGATATTGCAAGATGCACTTTTGCTCCAGGTCAATCTCGTATCTGTCGATTGGATTATTCATCTGTGCCTGAAAACATAACTTTCAAGCTTGAATATCATTCAGGAAAACAAACTTATTCTGATACATTTACAACAGATATAAAATCTGGAGCAAACATGCTCACAACAAAACTTTCTACAGCTGATAAGGAACTTCGTACTATTTCTTATGTTCTTCAAGAAATACTCCAAAAGAATCTTTAGCAACTTTCTGGACCGTACAAAATTCTTCCAATGTATCTATCGCACATCGCAGGACGATTTTTGCTTCATCACACGATAATTCTTCTTCGGAGAACTTGTTTATAATATCGGAAACAAGTTCTCCGATTTTTTTCTCCTTCTAAAACTCTCCCATTATTCCTACGAACATTTTGAATTATCATTTTTCTCCTATCCGGCCTTACGGGCCTCAATGGTTATCCTACAACCCTTCTTTCCTGTAATACTGTTGTAATATCTTTCATAAAATGTTAAAATTCTTTCATAATATAATGAAAAGAGGTATTTTATGTCGGATTACAATGATTCTCTCAAACGCATGACTAAAATCATGTCTGATAGTTTGCTTTGTACATCACAATTTCATAAAGCCGTAACTTCTTCTACTGCTTTTGCTACTACTCAAAGTGTAGCTAAAATCATGGAGCCGTATCGAAATTTGTGTGAAAATTTCAAAACCGCTTATTCAGATTCTATTGCCAAAACTATAGGTTCTTGTTTATCACAACAATTGGCAAAGTCCCTTTCTGACAGCATACACAAAAGCTTTTCTGATTCTTTAAAAAGAAATCCTGCTTTTAATGAATTATCCTCAACTCTCAACGCCATAACACCGAAACTAATTTTTACATCGCTTTCACATACATATGATTTTCCGAAAGACTTAGGTGGTATCTCCGAAAAAGATAATGATGATTTTATTGTTATTGATAATGCAGTAAGTACGGCGTACGACATACCTTGTACTGTTGCAGTTCCTATTAATGAGCATAAGCGTAAGATCTCAACATCTGATTTTTGCGCTATCATTAGTCTCATTATCGCTATCATTTCCGGTATAATCATTCCTTTGTATCTGCAATCTAAGCCTTCTGAAACTGAAGTGATCAAGCTTCAGCTTTTGCAATCTCAAAACGAATTATTGCAGCAACTCCTACATAATGCAGACATTTCTTCTTCAAGTGAAATTGAAGCAATCAATGAGTTGAAGCAATCTGTCGAAGAGCAAAGTAAACAGCTTTCACAGTGTCAAGAAACCCTTGACAAGTTTGAAGAAGCTCTTGATAATCACGAGACAGTCGAGAATATTGATACAGCAAAGAAACCAATACAATAATTGCACTTACCTGCGTAATTACCAGACAGATCTTAAGCATGTTTATCTGATTACGCAGGTAAATAATTTCTTTTTCCATTTCTTCCATTTAAACCGCCTTTCTCTGTTCATCCGAGAAAAATATCGGATTCACATCGAGATGCTTGCATAATGCTAAAAATTCATCTACTCGCAAATCGCGATTTCTTTTCTCATTAAAAAGACTGTCATACAATGCCATGTATGGAATATGGGTTTTTCTTGATATATCTGATAGATTGAACCCTTTGTGTCTTATATACTCAGAAACTCTCTGTGTTGCTCCATCCATATCCGCGCCTCCTTTCTAAGTTTCTAAGAATTTATCTGTATGATATTCTATTATTCTCAGAATGTCAACACTTTTTTCTAATATTCTTAGAATTTTTATTGACACGTTAAAAACATAATGATATATTCAAGATACCAAGAAGAAACGAAGGGATTATTTATGAAAAGTTCTATCGGTGAAACATTAAAAAAATGCAGGCTTAACGCAGGGAAATCTGTAAAAGAAATTTCTGATTTATTAATATCTAAAGGTTTCAAAGCATCTGAAAAAACAATCTACAGCTGGGAAAGTGGTAATAGCCAACCTAGTCCTGACGCGTTTTTAATTATGTGCAAAGCTTATAATCTTTCAGATATATTAAGAACTTTCGGATATACGAATACTTCAGCTTCCGACGTTAAACCTGTCTCAACTAATAATCATGAATTTATAAAAAAATACCGTGAGCTTGACACCCACGGTAAAGATATGGTTGATACTGTTCTTCAGAAAGAATATGAGCACATTATTGAATTGCGTGATTTTGCTCCGCAATCTAAATATATAGGTAAAGATCCCGATAACATTGTCACTGTTGATCTCACACCTCTCGCTGCTCATACTCGTACAGATGTAGAACAAACTCCTGAAGGTGTTCAGCATGATCTGGATATTATGAACGATGATTCTCAATGGGAATAGAAAGGGGAAATGCAAATGCCAGAATTAAGTAGATTTGAGGGGATGGTTATTAAAATGTTATTTAATGACACTGTCCAGCATAATAAGCCGCATGTCCATGTTACTTACGGTGAATACAGAGCTTCTGTTGGTATTGACGGTGAACTGCTTGCTGGATCGCTTCCGCAAAAACAGTTTAAAATGCTGGTCGGTTGGCTTGCTCTGCACGAAGATGAAGCTTATGCAGCTTGGAACAAAGCTGTCAGAGGCGAACACTTTGATAAGATTAAGCCTTTACAGTAAGGAGGAATTCTTTATGTTTATTTCAAATGGAATTGTTTACGCTAGTGAACGCCCGGAAAATGTACAGATTATTGCAGTAAAGCCATTGGATGATATGATGATGCTTCTCACTTTTTCAACTGGTGAGCAGAGACTTTTTGATGCTTCAGTATTAAACGGCCCCGCTTTCGCTCCATTAACTGATGAAAAAATATTCAAAGACTGCAAAATCGTAGATGGAGTTGTCACCTGGATGGACGAAGATATTGACTGTGCTCCTGAGTATATGTACGAGCATAGTTATGCGTATCCGTCTTTAAAATCCGTAATTTGAATTAAAAGGACTGATTTATTTGACCTACGAACAACTTTTAACTACTGCTAATCAGGCCGGTCTTACGGTAAAAGAACGTCCACTTCAAAAGCATGATGGGCTGATCCGCGGCAATCGTATCGCTATTCGAAAAAGTATTGACACTCAGGCAGAAAAATCCTGCGTGCTGGCAGAAGAACTTGGCCATCACTACACCACCACCGGAAACATCCTGGAACAGTCAACTGACGTAATGAACCGGAAACAGGAATATCGTGCCAGGCTTTACGGCTACAATCTCTGTGTGGGCCTGATTGGAATCATCAACGCTTATGAAGCCCGCTGCCGGAATCTTCATGAAATGGCTGAGCATCTGGATGTACCGGAGGATTATCTCACTGAAGTAATCGACTGCTATCGTTCCAAGTACGGGCAATATATCGCTTTGGATAATTATATAATCTATTTTATTCCACAGTTGGCTGTGATGAGAATTGATACTTTATAATAAATGCATAATGATGGCATAGAGTAATAACCAAGTAGCAAAGGTCGGAAAGGCCCCCCGACACACTCGTAAGAGTACCTGAGATGATGGATACGCCGCCATCTGTTGCTTGGATCATCTTAAAGGTGTTGTCATTATGGCAACACCTTTTTTTATTCTATAATAAAGAATCGCAAATAAGCGATTTTCTGTAAGGAACGTTCGTATTATTTATGCATATTAT